AAATTAAAGTATTTTGTTAAGCATAACACAGCTATTGAGATCGCCAGAAAATGTTCCCATATGACCAAACATCCTTTTTATTTGCAAACTGATTACAGTGCTTTTGAAAGTTGTTTTTCCCTTGCCTATTCAGAGACGGTTGAGCTGCAGTTGTTTGAATTCTTTTTAAAAAATAATACTGATGTATTGTCGATTGTTAAACAATGTTATTATCATGGACCAAAGCCTAGGGTTATAAAATTAATTAATGCTGAGTTTATTGCATATGCTACTGAATGTAGATTATCTGGTGAAATGTGGACCAGCCTAGGAAATGGATTTTCAAATCTCATGAATATTACTTACTTGTGCAAAAAACATGGTATTCGAATGAATGGTATTGTTGAAGGGGATGATGGTTTATTTAATTTGGATTCTGCAAGGCTGACCCCTGAAGATTTTAAGGATTTAGGTTTCAATATAAAAATGGAATATAAGACCAATATTAAAGATACTAGTTTTTGTTGCTTGACTTATAATGATGAAACAAATCACTTGTTATATGCACCTGAACAAATTGCTCGAATGGGATGGACTGTTCATGCTCGATATTTGAAATCGCGAAGACCTATATTACTTGGTTTACTGAGAGCCAAAGCAATGAGTGTTTATGCATCTGCCCCTTTCACACCTATATTAGGACCTCTTGCCACAAAAATAATAAAACTCACTCCTAATGTGCCTGATATGACTTTTACTGTTTATAATAAATGGATTGTTGATTATGATTTGAAATTTAAGGAAAATGTAATTCAAATAAAAGATCGTGTGATCTATGAAAATAAATTTGGGATTTCTTTAGGACAACAGTATCTTTGTGAAAAAATTATTGATGAAGCTAATAGTTTAGAAGATATCAAATTGCCGTTCCGATTTTTGGAACAGCAATCTATTAATTTAATGATTTAATTTGATAAGTTACGATCACCCCACCTATTGATTATTGAGTATGATTATGTTAGGCTCTCTATCCGGAGCTCCTTTGGAGTATCTTGTTCCTATGCTGTCGTGGCAACTGGGAGAGATTATTTCTGGATCGGGAGGACCAGTCTTCATAGTATCGATAATCCAATGAATATTATTATATCTATCATATGTGAGAAGTAGTCTGTAGACTTTGCCTTCTTATGATACTAAAGATAATTACATTGATCTCAAAGGTTATTAGGTGGGCCTGGGCTCGGAGGGCCTATGGTTTAATCACCACTGTTAGATTATTACATCTCAAAAGTAATGGACGAAAAACAAATTCTCAACGAAATTCTTAAGGAAACAAAGCAGAAAAAGAAAACCACAAGCAATAATTTCAGACGTGGATTTGGCCGCGGCAAACCACGTTATTTTAAGCCTAAATTTAGAAGACCTCCTCAGTTTTATGGTCGAAGACAAGGATTCCGACCAAGTCGCAGACGAAATACTTATAAAATTCGATTTGGACAACAACAAGATCTTGCATTTAATAATAGCCCCAGTTTCAAGGGCATGGGAAACACTTTCACGACTCCCGTATCCGAATCAAAAATAGTACAATCTTATTTTAGTTTTAAGGATGATGTTATTACATTTTGTCAACCAATACCTACTTATTTATATATTTTAGCCTCAGCAACTGTACCCTTACACCCCATGATTTATTTTGGCAGAACAGCTAATATGGCTCTGAACTTCGCAAATTATTGTGTAAAAAGAGCAGTTTTGCATTATGTGCCATTGATTGGATCTACTAGTACTGGTATGATCGCCATAGGATCAACCAGGAATTGTGTTCCTCTGTCTTATGATACCACGATTCAGTTCAACTCTTTAACTCAAATCAATGCTGAAATTAACCCGGTTTGGATGTGCTCAAAATTTGGCATAAAAGACCTCGATACAACTGTTAAAAATATAGCACCAATGAATCGACATGACATTGCAAATGAAATCTTTGTTGTAGGTTCTGGTCTTGCGGGAAACTTAATAGCTAGTTGCACATTGTTTTTAGAAATGAGCATTCAACTTAGTCGACCTGTCCCTAGCCCCTCATTGACCCCATTTAATGCATACACTCAAATAATAATTTCCGCTGCTGGTATTCGTAGTAGTGTGGTAATCGCTTCAAATTTACATGGGTTTGTTGTCAATTCAACTGCTCAAAATATAGATATGGGTGAATTTATTCAAGCGCCCCCTTTTCCTGTTATAGCTACTGATTATGATCTGAATCTTACTCACAATGGTTGCTCGGTTGATTATGCGAGCGTTTTAGATCAAGGAACCATTTATGTTGCTTACTTCACTGAAAATTAAGTACCGAATCTGTATCTTCGGCTTGCATTCCAAGTGTTCTGAAGACAAGCCAACTATAAACAAAACAATAAAATAATAAAATAAATTCGACGAAGTCGGAACACCCGCGCAATTCTAATAAAAACAAAAGAATTGTAAAAAATGGGAAACCTTCTTAGTCGTCTGAAAATAAATAAAATATGAACCTTCCTTATCTCTACGGCGGTAAGGCAACAAAATCAAAGATTTTGTTGGAGTTGCGATACTCGTTAAAAACATGCAAATTGGGATGCCTAACCCAACTAAACAAATGGACATTTATTTTCTCTTAGTTTGTGTGTTCAACTATAATCAACACACCTGTCTCACTCCAGTAGGAGTGACTGGGTTTCTAGATTCCAAAATAACTAGAGAGGACTT